TGAACAAAAACTTGTTGATGTAGTTGGTAGTAATAATGCGAGTAGTGAACCTAAAGTATCTATTGCAAATATGCAGTATGAGATATTAGGTGAAGGTAAGTTAACAGTATTTTTTAAAAATGATACTGAAAAGAAAGTAGAAATATCTGGACGAGGTAATTGGGGCTTAAAACCAGATGAAAAGAAAATAGAAGACCCAATTGGTGATATATTTTTAAATAGTGAATCTACTGTTAAAAAATATAATCTTGTAATAGAAACACATAAAGAAGCGGGATACAAATAATGGCAGATGTAGTAACAACACAAACAATAGCAGATACTTCAGGTGTAAAGTTTACAGCTAAGTTGACTAACTTATCAGACGGTACTGGTGAAACTTTAGTTAAAAAAGTTGACGCCTCTGAATTAACTTTTATGACCGAAGATGGTAATAGAAAGATTAGTAAGATATGGTATACAGTCAATACTGCTAATGGTAAATCAGCTGTAGAGTTATTGTGGGACGGTGCTACAAATGCAACAGCAGTATTACTATCGGGAAATGGTCATATTGATTTAAGACCAAGTGGTAATGAGATACCAAATAATGCTGTAACACCAACAGGAGATGTACTTTTATCTACTAAAAACTTTGCAGACGGCGACAATTATACGATAATTGTAGAGTTTAGGTAAAAAACCTTATAAATAGTTAGTACAAAGAGAGAACACATGAAGTTAATATCGGAAGAAATTCAAAACGCAGAGTATCTTGTAGAAGATAACGGCGGTAAAAAATCTTATAAAATTAAAGGTATCTTTCTTCAATCAGATTTGAAGAATAGAAATGGAAGAGTTTATCCAAAAGAAGTTTTGGAAAACGAAGTGGCAAGATACAATAGAGAATTCATCAATAAGAAAAGAGCCTTTGGCGAACTAGGTCATCCAGACGGACCGACTGTTAATTTAGAGAGAGTATCACACATGATTACTAAATTAACGCCAGACGGTAAGAACTTTATAGGTGAAGCAAAGATTATGGATACACCATACGGTAAGATTGTAAAAGGTCTTATAGATGAAGGCGCTCAATTAGGCGTGTCTTCAAGAGGTATGGGCTCTATAATTCAGCGAAACGGTGCAAACTATGTAAAAGATGACTTTTACCTTGCAACGGCAGCTGATATAGTCGCAGACCCAAGCGCTCCAGACGCTTTCGTAGAAGGTATTATGGAGAGCAAAGAGTGGGTTTGGGAAAACGGAAGACTCGTGGAAAGGGATATAGAAGCCTGGAAACGACAAATAAGAGAGGCGAAACAAAGAAAATTAGACGAAGTGAAGTTAAAAGTCTTTGAATCGTTTCTTGGAAAACTTTAGTTTTATAAATATCATTAGTACGAAAAACGAAAGTTTTTAAATTAATTTAAAAAAGAGGAGATTTCTCAAATGGCCGAAACAGAAAAGCAAATTGAGGCGTTAGAAAAAGAAGTAACTGAAGCGAGTGCTAACCCACAAGCTGACGCTCCTAAAAAGAATGCTGTGGCGGCTGAACCTACTCACCTTAGTAATGAGGCGGAAGATTTAGGGTCAGCGGTAACTAAACCTACAGATTCTAATCCTGACGCAACAAAGAAAACTAAGCAAGTTTCTGGTGACGCACAACAAAAATCACAAGGTGCGGCTGATCCAATGCCTAAACTAGACGACAAAATGCCTGGTAAAGCAATGGAAGAAACAGAAGCTGAAGAAGGTTCTGAAGAAATCCAAGAAGTCAAAGACGATAAAGAAGAAATGATGTCTATGAAAGCCATGAAGATGAAAAAAGCTGAAATGGAACCAAAAGACAAAGAAGAAATGATGTCTATGAAAGCCATGAAGATGAAAAAAGCTGAAATGGAACCAAAAGACAAAGAAGAAATGATGATGAAAAAAGCTTCTTATAAAAAAGAGGAAATTGAAGATGAAACAATTGATGTTTCAGCGGATGTTGACGCTTTAGTCAAAGACGAGGATTTATCGGAAGAATTTAAATCGAAAGCTGCTACAATTTTCGAAGCTGCTGTTAACTCAAAAGTTAAAGAAGCAAAGAAAAAAATGATGGCAGGTTACGAAGAAAAATTAAAAGAAGAATCAGAAAAAGCTAAAGGCGAACTCGTAGAAAAAGTTGACTCATACCTATCATATGTAGTGGAAGAGTGGATGAAAGAAAACGAATTGGCTTTAGAAAGAGGAATCAAAGGCGAAATCGCTGAAGATTTTATTTCTGGTTTGAAAAAACTATTTGAAGAACATTATATTTCAGTCCCAGACGAAAAGTATGATGTACTAGAAGACCAAGCTTCAAAAATTGATTCGTTACAAAAGAAATTAGACGAAGAAATTGAAAAGAATGTTGAACTAAACAAAGAAAATTCTGAATCAAAAAGAGCTTCAATCGTTGCAGAAATGGGCGAAGACTTAGCAGAAACTTCTAAGGAGAAATTCAACAAACTTGCTGAAGAGGTTGAATATAAAAATGAGGAAGATTTCAAAGCAAAAGTATCTACTATTAAAGAGAGTTACTTTGGTGCAAAGAAAGAAGCTTCATCTGACATTGATGATGTAGCGGTTGGTGAATCAACTGAAAATGTAGATTTATCAAAAAGCATGGCTGCTTATACCGCCGCTATTACTAAAACAAAAGACATTAAGTTGTCAAAATAAATCTAATAGAGGAGAGATAGAGATATGTACTTATCTGAAACCCACGAAAAAAAATGGCAGCCAGTCCTAGAACACGCAGATTTACCAAAAATCGGTGATTCTTACAGACGAGCTGTTACTGCTACAATCTTGGAAAACCAAGAAAGAGCAATGAAAGAGGACGCTGCTTTCTTAAACGAAGCTGCTCCAACAAACTCTACGGGTGCTAACATCTCTAACTGGGATCCAATTTTGATCTCATTAGTGAGAAGAGCAATGCCAAATCTTATCGCTTACGATATTGCCGGTGTACAACCTATGACAGGTCCAACTGGTCTTATCTTCGCAATGAGAAGTAGATTCAACGCACAAGACGGAACTGAAGCATTATTTGACGAAGCTGATACAGATTTTTCTGGTAGAAACAAAGCTGGTTCAAGTGTTGACGGTTTCTCATCAACTGCTCACTCAGGAACAAATCCTGAAGTATTAAACGACTCACCAGCTGGTACTTACACAACTGGTACTGGTATGACTACAGCTGCTGCTGAGGCACTAGGAGATGATTCTGGTAACTCATTCGCAGAGATGGCTTTCTCAATCGAGAAATCAACTGTAACTGCTAAGTCAAGAGCGTTAAAAGCAGAATACACAATGGAACTTGCACAAGACTTAAAAGCAATCCATGGTTTAGACGCAGAAACAGAATTAGCAAACATTCTTTCTGCTGAAATTCTTGCTGAAATTAACAGAGAAGTTGTTAGAACAATCTACACAAATGCAGAAAAAGGATCACCAGCAGGTCATGTAACTACAGCTGGTATCTTTGACCTTGACACAGACTCAAACGGCAGATGGTCAGTTGAGAGATTTAAAGGTTTAATGTTCAATTTAGAGAGAGATGCCAACAGAATAGCACAAAGAACTCGTAGAGGTAAAGGTAACATTATCATTACTTCAGCTGATGTTGCAAGTGCTTTACAAATGGCAGGTGTATTAGACTATACTCCAGCTCTTAACAACAATCTAAATGTTGACGACACAGGCAATACATTTGCAGGTGTATTAAACGGTAGATTTAAAGTGTACATTGACCCATACTCAGCTAACTCAGCTAGTGCTCACTACTATGTAGTAGGTTACAAAGGTACTTCACCTTATGACGCAGGTTTATTCTACTGCCCATATGTACCTCTACAAATGGTAAGAGCAGTTGGTCAAGATACTTTCCAACCGAAAATCGGCTTTAAAACTAGATACGGCTTACAAGCAAACCCATTTGCTGAAGCAGGTTCTGGTGACACAGCTGTTATCAACGGTTCTGGTTCTGCTAACGCTAACAGATACTATCAAAGAGTACAAGTTGCTAACTTGATGTAATCTGAAAGTTAGTTAGACTAACGAAATTAAAAGGGGAGGCGTAAAAACCTCCCCTTTTTTTATGCCTAAAAAATGGATAAATAGTATTATGACAATTACTAATAGTTTTCAAAGACAACCTACAAGTTTGGATTATGCAAGTCCAACGCAGTTTAAGTTTCAGATACAAAAACTACCAAAGGTAGAATATTTTTGTACGGCTGTTAATCTACCAGCATTATCTTTAAGTGAAGTTAGACAACCTACACCATTTGTAGATGTGCCATTACCTGGTACCACTCTAACTTATAGCCCTTTAAATATGACATTTATGGTAGATGAAAATTTAGAGAACTTTCAAGAGATACATGGTTGGTTAAGAGGCCTTGGTTTTCCGGAAAGTTATACTGAATATGCAGGTGGTTTAGACGCAGGTTCAGATAGAGCTCCATCAAGTAGGGCTTCTGTATCAAGTGAACCAGGTAAAGTTAAGTTTGGCGCTCCTAGTCAGGCGGCTTATTTTTCAGACGCAACATTGATAGTTTTGACTAGTAAAAACAACCCTATAAAAGAGATTAGATTTAGAGATGTATACCCAACAAATATCGGTGAGTTGCAATATGACCAACAAGCTGGTGATGTGCAATATCTAACATCTACCGTAACTTTTAATTATAGAGGCTACGATTTTGCAAACGCTGGTGCTTCAGCGACAACTATAACTACATCATAATAAACCTTTACTTTTTTAGGTTTTTATGTTATAATGAGGTGAATAATTAATAATGGAAAAATTATGGATTTAGAAACATTACAAGAACAGGTTGACAAAGACCTGAAGATTAACGATACTGAACTCGATTTAGAATCCCTTAAAACTCCACAATTACATAACAAGTATATGAAACATTATACTAAATTTAAATTGATGTTGACTAAAGCGGAGACAGATTACAGTATCTTAAAAAGACAAAAGTGGGAATATTACACAGGTAAAGCTGACGCTTCAGTATATGCAGAAAAACCATTTGACCTAAAAGTATTAAGAACAGATGTTGATAAGTATATTGAATCAGATGAAGAGCTAATCAAAGCAAAACAAAAAAGAGAATATCTTACCGCTTGTGTAGATTACCTAGATAAAACAATCAGACAAATATCAAATAGAGGATTTACCATAAAAAATGCCATTGATTGGCGTAAGTTTACTAGTGGAGCTATTTAATGTTATATCATATTAAACACGCAATTGTGCCAAATAGTTTTTGTGATGAAGTCATAAGACAAGGTGAAGAAAAAGACCTAAAGAAAGCAGAGATACAAGACGGTAAAAAAACAAGTAGAAGCTCAGATGTATCTTGGTTAGATGAAGAAAAATTAGGTACATCTTTAACAAACTTGGTGATTGTTGCAAATAAAGAAAGTAAGTGGAACTTTTCTCTAAAAGAATTTGAACCATTACAATATACAATTTATAATAAAGATGATTATTATGATTGGCATATTGATAATCACAATAAACCATATGATAATGGTATGGTAAGAAAGTTAAGTTTTACATTATGTCTTAATGAAGATTACGAGGGTGGTGATTTTAGTTTTTGCACACCACATCCGGTTGCCGAAAAAACAAAGATAGAAAAAATAGAGAAGCCTAAAAAAGGTACTATGATTGTTTTCCCTAGTTATACTTGGCACAAAGTAGATAAAGTAACAAGTGGTGTTAGAAAAACACTAGTAGGTTGGGTTGTAGGGCAACAATGGTCTTAACAAAATACATTGTATTAGAAAAGAAAAATGAGGTCTATCTAACAATAGACGCTGAAGATGGTATCCGTAGAGATATAGGAGAATACTTTACATTTGAGGTACCTGGTTTTAAATTTATGCCACAATACCGTAATAGAGTTTGGGACGGTAAGATAAGATTATATAACTATGCGTCAAAAACAATATACGCCGGTCTATATCCTTATATTAACAAATGGTGTAAAGACAACAATATTCAAGTAGTAGATGGCACAAAAATAAAAGATGTAACAGTAGATGAACAAGCCGTTGATGGTTTTATTAAGGCACTAAAGATACCATTTGCTGTTAGAGATTATCAAAAGGAGGCATTTATTCATGCGATTAAAAAATCTCGTTGTTTACTTTTATCACCCACAGCTAGTGGAAAATCTCTTATTGTCTATCTTATTGCTAGGTTTAACCTGCTTAGGTTAAGAAGTAAAAAGAATAATAAGATATTAATTATTGTACCAACAACATCATTAGTAGAACAATTAACAAAAGATTTTAAAGATTATGGCTGGAATAGTGAGGCAAATGTTCATAAGATTTATCAAGGCCATGAAAAAGATACAGACAAAAGAGTTGTTATATCTACATGGCAATCAATATATAATTTACCAAAGAAATGGTTTAAACAGTTTGGTACAATAGTTGGTGATGAGGCACACTTATTTAAGGCCATGTCATTAACAAAGATTATGACTAAATTAGAAGATTGTAAATATAGATATGGTCTTACGGGTACTTTAGATGGCACAAAAACACACAAACTAGTATTAGAGGGTTTATTTGGTACGGTAAATAAAGTAATATCAACAGCAGAGTTGCAAGATAAAAAACAATTAGCTGACTTGAAAATTTACGCATTGATATTAGGTTATGATAATGGTAGTAGGCAGTTTGTAAATGGCCTTAACTATCAAGAAGAAATGGATTTTTTAGTATCACATGAAAAAAGAAATAAATTTATAGTAAATCTGGCGTCTAAATTACAAGGCAATACACTATGTTTATTTCAATATGTAGAAAAACACGGTAAAAATTTACATCAACAAATAAAGGATAAAGCAGATGACAAACAAGTATTCTATGTTTACGGAGGAGTTGAAACCGAAGATAGAGAAACAATTAGAGAAGTTACCGAAAAGTCAGACAATGCTATCATTGTTGCTTCCTTCGGGACTTTCAGCACAGGCATTAATATACGGAACTTGCATAACATTATTTTTGCTAGTCCTTCTAAATCTCGCATAAGAAATTTGCAGAGTATTGGTAGAGGGCTAAGATTAAAAGATAATAAATCAAATGCAACCTTATATGATATTGCAGACGATTTAACCTATAAAGAAAAAGAAAACTACACTCTAGCACATTTTAGAGAAAGGATAAATATTTACAATGAAGAAGAATTTGATTATGAAATCCATAATGTGGACTTAACAAATGGAAAACATAAAGATAATTAAATTAGAAAACGGCGATGATATTGTTTGTTCTTTTCCGAATGAACAATTACCCGAATCACACGCATTGCTAAGAATCACAAAACCCTTACAGATAAAATATATACCTCAGTTAACACCTGGTGGTTTTAAGGATTATGTTGCTATGGTAAAATGGGCCGCCTACACAAGCGATAAAGTTATTACCATACCAAAACAAAAAATTATGACAATCACAAATGCAACAATTGAGATGGCAAAATCATATGGCCAGGTAATTAAAAATTATGATGTAATAGATAAAGTGCCTGAAAAACAAAAAGGTGTAGAATTTAAAAGAGAAAGATTAAGTGACCAACAGAATGAAGAAATAAATGAAATATTTGATGAATTTAAAGACGAAGATCCAACAATCCATTAATAATAATATTAGGTATAGGAGGTTTCCTCAACGGTGGACACCCCCATTATATCCATTTTTTGGCAAGAGTCAAGCGTGGATCAAATACAACCAAACATTGACATTTAGAATAGGATAGTTTATAATGGCAAACATGAATAAAAAAACACAAAAAGAACATTATGTTAATAACAAGGAGTTTCTGGCTGCCATGATTGAATATAAGAAATCAATTAAACTGGCAGAGAAGAAAAAACTAGAGAGACCACCTGTTACTGATTATATTGGTAGTTGTTTCTTAAAAATAGCAAATCATTTATCATACAGACCAAATTTTATTAATTATACATTTAGAGATGATATGATAAGTGATGGTATAGAGAATTGTTTACAATATCTGGACAATTTTAATCCAGAAAAATCTAATAATCCTTTTGCATATTTCACACAAATAATCTATTATGCTTTTGTTAGAAGAATACAGAAAGAGAAAAAACAAGTAACGATTAAACAAAAATTAATTATGGAAGCTAATTATGATGACCTGACATTGCAACCAGGCGAAGATAGAGATTTCAAAAACCAATTTACAGAATTTTTACAAAAAAATACCGTCATAGACGAACCAGAAAAAAAGAAAAAAAAGAAAGCGACAAAAAAGAAACCAACATTGGAATATTTTATTAATGAAGATAGCATTACTGAATGATACACACTTCGGCTGTCGTAACGATTCACCTGCTTTTATAGAATACCAAAATAAGTTTTATAATGATGTATTCTTTCCTTATATAAGAGAGAATAACATTAATACTTTGGTACATTTAGGTGATGTTGTTGATAGAAGAAAGTTTATAAACCATAATACAGCTCATAACTTTAAAAAAGTTTTTTGGGATAAGATTGATGAACTTAATCTTGACACACACATTATTATAGGCAACCATGACACATATTACAAAAATACAAACGAGGTAAATGCTTTACAAAATCTTAACATTAGCAAAAACGCAAAAAT